TTGTAGGATTACTAGTTTTAGCTATTGGATATATAACATGCTCAATACCAGCATTGTCAGACCAAGTGAACTTAACATAGTTTACATAGTCTCTAGGTAATGCTATCGTTAAGCTTGGTGGTAAAGTTATTTCTTGAGACTTTATTGATTTAAAAGTATCAAAACTAAACTCTTGCAATGCTCTCTGAGCATGAAAAGCTACGTCTGTTCTTTTTATCTTACTTATTATTTTTCCTTCACCTACGTAAGCAATTATAAATTGATTTATAATATCTTCTAAAGATGTGAATTGGTAATTACCCAAGTCATCACCTTCGTAGTATTGCTGATCTGTTCCTGTCAATAGTCCCATAGTCTTACATTAATTCTTGTTGGTTCTTACTCGCTTCTTCTTGATTTGCAATGTTTACTAAATTAGGATCTTCCATCATTATTCCAGCTAGCTCTAATATATCAAAAACTAAAGAAGTTTCTTCGGATGGATGAAGTTCAAAATCAGTACTTGTTCCACTGTTGTATAACGCTTGCCCAAGAACTAAGTTATATCCCCAAGCCGCTGTAGTTGGCTTAGCTGTATAATTACAGTTTACAGTTGTAGTAGAATAAGCTGGAGTTGCTGAACTAGGGTAGAATTGCAAAGTTGTAGCAGATCTTCTCGCATAAACAGGTCTAAGTTGAGTAGCTTTGTATAAAGCTGTTTGCTGCATTAGTTCAACCTCTTTAGGAGTAACGCTTTCTACTCTAATACTTTTAGTACTATCATTGTAAAAAACAGTACCTAATCTATACACGTTTGCTGGTAGTGTCATTGTAGCACTATTCACAGTAGTCATATCTACATTGTACTTTTCAAAGAAAGCTATTTTTTCTTCAAGTATGTTTACTCTATCAGAGTAAGCAGAGTCGTTACCCGGTAATCTTAGAAACTTATCTAAATCGTAGAAGTATTGCTCAAATATTCTTAGTTGAGCTTGATTAGCGAATAAGTTAAATTGCTGAGGTGTAATATAACCTCTTTGTTCTTTGTTGGCAATAGCCAAAACTCTTTGATATACCGTATCTATACTTATTGCCATGTCTTTTTTATGTTGTGTAGTTGCTAAGCCACCTTTATCGTGACCTAGCTTCTACAGATAATCACACTAATTCAATAGTTTTTCAATAGAAGAATACACTTCCATACCTTCGTCAGTCTTAAACCAAGAGGCTAAAGCTGAGTAAGGGTGTTCATTGAAAGGAACTGTACATAATTTTCTACCGTTTTGAGCCCAAGAAAATGTTCTTTGGTCAGCTGATAATTTAATTATACCCATCTCAGTTGCTCTAATACCAATGTTTCTAAGATGAACGTTATCATCATTAGCTAACTCTAAGAATAAACTTGGATTTCTTTTAGCAAATAACAATAAATCTCTTTTAAGTTCCTTAGAACTCATCGTAGATACCTTAGAACCTAATTCTACACGCATAATAGCTTCAGACATATCAATGTCCATTGTTTGAGCAGCCATTAGTGCTTCTATTTCAAGTTCTATCATTGCAACTTGGTTAACAGCAACTTTAACGTTGTCACGTTCAGCATACTTCCTGTCTTTATCAGGATGGTAAAGTGATAACAACTTTTGTAAAGTTTGCTTTTGCTTAGGAACATACAACATTCCATCTTCGAAAATAATATGCTCTAATCTTTTTTGACTTCCCTCTGGGAATTCATCTACGAAAGGAGTTTTTTGATTTCTTGTATACTTTAACTCTCTCTCGTAACCTTTTTCCTCATCGAACCAATATACTCCACTGCTCTTTAAAACATAGGTTAATGGTGATAAGTTGTTCTTTAATATATACACCCTGTCTTTTATCTCCCACGTAGTTGGTTTCTCAACTGTTTGCTCGATAACTTTTGCTTTAGGTGTTTTAAGTGCTACGGGTTTTACCGTAGAATCTTGTGCATCAACTACCGCTTGTTGCTTAAATGATGTCTTCTTTATTGGTTTAGCTTCTTTTTTTGCCATGATATAATATAATAATAAATAATTAATAAAAATAAAAGGGTCGAGGCGTAAGCCCCGATCCCTTTAAATAATGTAATAAGTCTAGCTAGTTAATAGCATAAAGTTATTAGCTCCTTGAGTAATTAAACATCTCTCAGATAAGTAGTTTACTTCCATTGCATCTAAATCAGATGTTGCAGCTCCTACAGATCCAGTGATCCATGTTTTCATTTTACGAGACTCAGTTTGAGAAGCTCTGTAACGTACGTGTAAGAACGGACGCTTCATGTTTTTCCCTAACATTTGATCGTATACTGAAGATACACCAGCAGGTACAAATACCCCTCTAATGTCACCAGCGATTGCTCCACGAGTTGTAGCATCGTTTAAGTATTTCCAGTCAGACTTGTAGAAGTCGTAAGAACCTCTTCTGAATCCAGAGAAACCTAAGTTTAATGCCATTTCTTCTTCGTTGTTGAACACTCCGTAAGAAGTACCACCAGTTCCGTAAGAATTTTGAGCAGCTAACATATCGTCTATTGCTAAAGATACGTCTCTGTTTACAAACATCATGTTTTCTTCGATAGCACCTTGCGCGTCAAACGTCTTAAGGATTAAGTCGAAAGAATCTAAGTCATTTGTTACGTTGGCACCAGTGATACCAGTCGTAATGTGACCTCTGTTTGTAACAGCAGCAAATAAACCTTCAGTACCAGCGATATCGCCTAATGCAGCTTTAATATCAGTACCAGTAGCTAATTCACCTTCAACACAAACCATTTCACAGTAGTCAGAAAAACGAGCCATAGTGTCACCTGAAGCTTTCAAGTACCATAAGTAACCGTTTTGTCCTTCTTCACCAGAAACCTCAATCCAACCAATTGCAGATGCATCAGATCCTGATACTTCATAAAGGTCTTTGATAATAACTGGTTTGTTCTCGAAAGATTCGAATCCTGGTTCTAGAGCTTCTAGTCTACCAGTTTGTCCTTTCTTATATTCAGAACCATATACAAACATTGTAAGAACGTCAGCATCGTCAAATGAAGCATCCATGTCTGCCGCTGTATAAGGAAGAATATTGAATTGACCGTTAGCAGCTGTACCTACTGCAGAAACGTAAGCCTTTACGGTTACACCACTACCAGTACCTGCAGTACCATTTACAACAACTGTATCACCCACTCTGAACGAGTGACCAACTAACGTACAAAGACCATCAGCCGCTGTAGTAAGTACAACACCTGTTGACTTGATATGCAAACGACCTTGCTCAGACCATAATACCTGGTCAGATGCCATTGCTTCTTCAGCACCAACTTGTGCTAAAAATCCTGAGATAGTTCTGTTTCCAAAAACCTCAGCTTCTTTGTCCATTAATTCAGGTAGGTACTGTTGTGCCCATCCTGCATCTCTTAAATCTACAAACGCTGAATCTAACGTTTGTTTTCCTGGTGCCGGCACGCTATTTAAGCCCGGTCCAGCTGTTGGAGTTACTCCTGCCATAATTTCTAATTTTTAAAGTTACGGAAAAAAATTATTTCTTCCCTCTATTCAATTTAACTTTGAAGTCTGCCGACGTATCACCACCTAGTATTTTAAACTTAGTACCACTAGCTTTAACTTCACCAAGACCTTGTCGAGGTTGCATACTCACGTTTTTGCTTTTAGCAATTGAGTCTTTTAAAGCATCAGCTTTACCTTGTTCGTAAAAATGCTGGGCGATGTTGTCTGCATTCATCGCAGTAAAAAGAGATTTGTGATAACCCTTAGCGTCTGACATTGTATTATCCTCTGCCAAAAACCTTTTGACGAAATTATTGATGTCGCTTTGTGTATTCTTTACCTCTTCCGCGTTTTTCACATTGTATCTGAACTTCTTATCACCGATGTTGTATTCAAAACCTTTGAATTCTTCGTTAAATAAGTTGCTCGTCTTCTGATCAAACGCATTCCTCTGTTTTTCAACAGTAGTTTTTGTAGCCTCTTGTTCTTTATTATATCTATTAAAAAACTTGATTGCTTCATTGGCCTCAGGTGTTAGCTTCGAACCATTTTTTATTTCCTCGTAGTATTTAGATTTTTTATTTTCTAAATAAGACTTTGCTCTTGAAGTTTCCTCTTTAATAGCAAGCTTCTTTCGCATTATATCTTTTTCATCATCATACTCTTCATCATAACTAAATTGATCTTCCATTAGGAAGCTTAGCTCCGAATCGTCTAGATGTGGTTTTGTTTCTCTATAGTATTCTAAAAGAGCATCCTTAGGACTTAACTCTTCTAAATCTCTATTAAGTCTTAAATAATCCTGTATGTCTCCACCAGTCTCATCCATAAACTTAACTAACTTATCAACCGCTTCAGGTAAAACTTTACCAGTAGCTTGAGCCTCTTCAACTGCTTCAGCAACTTCTTCTGAAGTTATTTCTTCAACGACTGACTCTTGTGCTTCAACTTCCTGTTGTACTTCTTCTTGTTCTGGTGCGGCAACGGTAGCTTCATCGCTTCCATCCACTCCTGTCTCGTCAGTTGTACTACTTGTAGTTTCCTCTGCGGTTTCATTTAGGTTTAATTTTGTTACATTGTCATCAGCTTCGGCTGGTTGACTATTACCAAGATCTAACTTAGTAACATTTCCATCTTGATTTTCGTTCATAATAATATAAAATAATAATTAGTAATAATTATCTAGGTTCAAAACCACCTAGATTTATTCCACCAAGTACATCATTACCTGATGACTCAAACTTTTTAGCAGTTTTAACGCCTTGATTCTTTAACGCTTGCTCTTTTGATCTTAAATCTTTAGTTAACTCATACTCTAACATCATTAGCTCTTTCTTAGCAAGCACGTCAGCTTCTAGCTCTTGAAGTTTAAGTTGAGACTTTAATTGTTCCATTTGAGCGTCAGACTGCATTTGCACTTGATTCTTTTGCATTTCAGCTTGAGCTGCAACTTGTTGTGCTTGTGCATTCGCTTGTGCTTGAGCTTGGATGTTCTGCTGTTGCATTTGCTGGTCACGAGCTAACTTCTTGCTTCTTCTAACCTTTAACATTTGATTAGCAAGCTTTACGTTTCTAATCTCTCTTAAGTCAATAGCATCTTCTAAGTCAATATTACCTTGAGACAAAGCTACTTGTATGTTATTCTCAAGCATAGCTTTCTCCTCTTCATCTGGCGCAAGTTCTATAAATATACCGAAGTCATATAGGTGTAGTTCGGACATTTCTTCAAGTGTAGCTACGTTGTGTGCGCCTAACGCTTGAATAAAAGCATCTTTCGTTGGAGAATACTCTAACACGTCAGATATTCTAAGAGATAAAGCTTCTGCTGTTTCCGATGTTAAGAACAAACCAGCTTGTAATATATGTCTTGTAGCAGTGTTTGAATTTGCAGCAGCAAGTTTCTGAACACCAACTAAAGCGTTTTTATCTGGAGTACTACCATCTCTAGCTTCATTTAGCCCGGTCGTATCTCTAATCATTTGTAGGTAGTAGTTATACGTACCTATTAAACTTTGCATTTTACCACCACCGTTACCAGATTGTAATTCTTGAATAGGAACTCTACCTGGATTTTGATCTCCATCAGCCGTCATTGATCTACCAATAACAGAACCTGTTTGGAAAAACATATTTAAAGCTTCTTGAGCATTGTAGTTTGTTCCATTACCTAAATCAACTTCAGCTAAACCGTCAGCATCTAAGTAAACCCCATCAGGAACCATTCTAGACATTACCTGTTGTAGCTTTAAATGAGTTAGCTGTATCATATCAGCAAAACCAGTTATTCTGCTTACAAGAGACTCTATGTTGCCATTGTACATTCTTGGAGCTACAATAGAGTAATTCATCTTAACCTTAGTGTAGTCACTCTTAGGTCTCATCATGTTTTTTGACAACTCCCATTTAAGTAGCTTTTCTAATCCAACAATCTTTGCACCTTCGTATAAGACCTCAACAGACCTTTGCAATCTGCTAAAGTTAGCATCTTCTCCTTGTGGACCCTCAAAAGTATCGTCTCTCTCTATAGCTTTATCACCTCCAGAACCAGTTTCTTTTACTTTGTAAACTTGATTCATGTAAGTCTTGTAATTAAAATACAATACCGTTACCTGGTTGTTATCGTAATCGTTATTACTATTAGTACCTCTATTGTACTCACCTAAGTTTTGAGTTGCTGTAGAAGCTATCTCCTCAAGATCTTCTTGTGTAAGGTGTGGAAACTCTTTCATTAGCTCGTTGATAGGAATAACCTTAGCCTCACCAACATAGTATATATCTTCAAAGTAAGGAGATTCAGTATACGAGTATACTAAGTTAGCTGGATCAACGTATTTTATTTTAACACCTTCAGAAGTATTGAAGTCTGTTTTCACAGCGCCTATACCTAATACTGTTAAGTCATAGTAGAATTGTTTTTTAATCAACTCATATCTATTACCATCAAACAATAAGTTTATTGCCTGCTCTTCTGCAATCTCAACAGCTTGCTTATATTCAAGTTGCATGTGTAGTGCTAATTCATCTTCATTCTCAGGAAGTTCAGCTTCATCAAAAGACTTTAAGTTTACTCCAAAAGCTTCTTCAGTAAAGTCTGTTAATTCTTTTGTTCTCATATCAGCTAGTATAGCGTCCATGTATTCTGTTCTTTTCTTTACTCCAGCAGGATCTTGAGAGTAAGCTTTCACATCATAAGTTCTTTCTGCAATACCGTTAACTACTATATCTACAAATTTAGGTATAATAGGTACTGGCTTCCAGTCTAAGTTTAAATAAGATAAATCACCATTTATAGATAATTCATCTTTGTACTTTTGGATTGACTGCTCACCTCTAGCGTACAGTCTAAGCCTATGAAAGTTTAATTCATTTGATTGATACCTTTGATTACTATAGCTATCATCGAACCATTCTGATTCAATAGCTTTAGCAACTTTCATACCATAGTCATAACTAATCTTTTCTAAGTCGCTAACGACTTGACTAGGGAAATAACTTCTTGTAACAGACTCTGCCATATCTAACCTTTAATTATTTGTGATGATGAACCATCGTTTTTATATTTTGAAAAACCTATGTTTAAACTTTTTCTTTGTGCCTTTGGTTTGCTTGGTGTGTATAAATGTCTGTTGCATGCCATTATAGCTAACCCTGAGCTAATAGATGCATCGTGCTTTGTTCTTTTATTTATATCAAACTTAGCCCAATCATTTAGTGTTTCTTGAAAATATACTGACCCATAGTTTCCATCACCTAAGTGACCAACGTGATCGTTGATGTACATTTCGATAGCAGCAGCATGCGCTTGTTTAATATCCTCGCTTGAGTTTGGCATACCCCCAACTTCTTTCTCAGTTGTAGATAATTTATTCCAATCTTTATCAGGCCTATTCATAGAGAATCCCCTGTAACCTCTTCTTCTTAAGTAATACAGAAGTCTCGGTTTGTTATTCTCAGCCAATATAGGCATACCATAAAAAACTAAAGCCATAAGAACATCTTCAAAAAATATCTCTGCAGTAGCGGGTCTTGCTATGTATTCTAAAAAAAGACTGCTTCTAGGTGCGTCTTCCATAGAAAACTTTGTTAAACCATGAAGTGCTCCATTAGAACCTCTACCATCAACCGTACCACTAATATCATAACTATCACAGCCAAATGCTCCAACGTGTTCGTTACCAGGATATTTAATTCCATTTTTAACTATCACTCTATTTTGAAGATTTCTAGGCGGAACCCAACTAACCTTGAACCTTCCATTTGGATCAGGCGTAAAAGCTACTTGAGTATCTTTAACTCCATTAACCCATTGAAAACTTCCTGTTGTTATTACAGATGTGTTTCTTATACCTTCGTTGTAATCTATTTGCTCGTATATTTTAGTTAGATTAAATAGACTACTTTTAGTCTCGTCTCTAAAAGCATGCTCTTTAGTTCTTGGAAACTGACGATAAAATTCATTTAAACCATCTTGATCTCCTTTTAAACCTTCTACTTCATTATTCCAATACTCTATTATACCTATGTCTATTAATTCACCGTCGGGTCCACGAACGTCGCGTCTGGGAGTATCGAAGACAGGTTTTCCAAATTCATCAATGAAGCCCTCATAGTTCCATTCCATTGGGATAAACAGAGAGTATAAACCAGAACGTGTTTGACCATTTGCATTTCTTTTTGTGACATCACTG